CCAGAACCAGCCAAGAGAGATAAAAGTCTCAGGCAAGCCTATGCAAATAGACCCAAGAGAATGGACCAATAAGTATAATGTTCAGGTTAATGTTGGCTTAGGCAATGGTACAGGTGATGAGAAAGTAGCTATGCTACAGATGATATTAGCTAAGCAAGAGCAGATACTACAGCAGTATGGCGTTAACAATCCACTCGTATCATTAAAACAATACAGAGAGACACTAGCTAAGTTTATTAACGCTTCAGGCTTTAAGGATGATGCTCAGTTCATGAATGAGATAGATGACCAAGCATTACAACAAATAATGCAGGCTGATGCTCAAGCTGATAAGACTCCGCCAGAAGTAAAAGCAGCACAAGCTATAGCACAAGCAGAAATGGAAAAGGCTAGGATGAAGGCCCAAACAGATATGGCAGCACAGCAGTTGAAGATGCAAGAGTTACAAGCTAAGGTAGAGCAAGAACAAAAAGAGCTACAACTACAACAACAACAGCAGCAATTAGATGCAGATAGACAGATGCTTGATATAGAAACAGAGAGAGCTAAGCTAGAAGCAGATATTCAACTCAGAGAACAGGACCTAGCTATCAAAGAACAGAAAAATCAGATTACAGCTTCTAACGATGATATGAAGAACATGATTAGTGCTGTAGATAAGATGGCTAAAGCTTCTAATGGTGATGTGTAATGGCACTAGGAATACCAAAACTTCTAAGAGGAGTTAAGGGACAAACAGGTACAATGCCAGTAGAGGTAATGCCTGGCGTAGAGACTTCATTTGGTAAGTACTTTGGTAAGCTAAATGAATCTCAACAAAGAGAGCTTATGGAAGCATATAAAAATGCTCCAGGCATGGATGACTTTTATAACAATCAGCCAGACCAAATAGGTAGTTGGGTAAATAATGTGGGTGAGATAGAAAATAACCCATTAATTGCACAGAACTTTAAAGCATCAAGCAATCCTCAACAAATGATGGATACACAAGCAGCAATAGACACTCACATCTTAAATCAGGATGCTATTGCAGCTCAAGTATATAATGTTCAAAGAGCAAAGACATTAGGTTCTGATAACGGTAGTATTGTTAGATTAGAGGGTGTAGGTGACTTAGATAAAGCAACCATGAGAAAGCTCACACAACTAGACCAAAAGCTAGGTAAGGAATTAAATAGTCCATACGGTATATTCTCTGTTGTACCATCCGATGATAAGTCAGCAAGAAACATTATTTTTCATCACACAGAAAATAAAACAAGAGATGCGTTAGACGAAGCTGGGCAAAAGATATACGATAGACATCCAGAAATAGCAGAACAGATAAAAAAGATTGTAAATGCCAGTGGAGACCTGACTTACGTACCATCAAAGATTGGTAATAAGCAGACCAGCTTTACAACCTACAAAAATATTGGCGAAGAATCAGCAAAATACTTCTACGATGAAAAAGTCAACCCAATGCTAAAAAATCCTGAGTATGTAAAAGCATTACAAGCTAGGGTAAAGTATTTAACAAAGTTGCGTAACAAGTTTCACAAGATAAACGGCCAAGAAATTAACCCTTGGAAAGAGCAAGCAGAAAGAATATTTGTCCAAAGAGGCCCAAAAGGCGTAAAAGAGGGCTTAAAGAAGTGGGAAGCTAAGATGGGCAGTAAAACTAGCTCTAATGGAAAGAAATACGCTGCTTTATTAGCTGCTGGAGCTGTATCACCAGCTTTTGCAGGCGAAGAGATGTCAATGGGACAGTATTTACCTGAAAGCACAGGCGTTTCTAACGAAGATTTAAGTAATTTTAGTAAAGGATTGCTAGCAGGTGTGCCAGAAGGTGCTACAGGCCTTGCAGGAGAGACAGAAAGGTTTGCAAAAGGTTTAAGTGGCTTGCTAACAGGTGGATTTAAAGACTGGGAGCAAGATTTAACCTTTACAGATAGAGCGGCAATGGCAGGACAGACTGCGTTAGACAAATTAGGCGAAGATACTTACCTTACTAACGCTGATGACCAAGCCAAAAGAGTAGATAAAGCCCTTGGTGATGAATTTGCACAAGATATGGACACAATGGCAGGCTCTTCTGGTAGATTAGTAGGCCAAATAGGCGGTGAAATAGCAACAGGAAGTATATTAGCTAAATTATTAAGAAAAGGTGTTAAATTAACAGCAACTCAACTTGCTAAACTAAAACAAGCTGAGGAAATGCAAAATCTGGGGAAGTAAATGGAAGTTATTGAGACTGGCTACACGCCAAGAGCACCGCAAAAAGAGATACACAAGGCTGTAAAAAGAAATAGGTGGACCGTAGCTGTCTGTCATCGTAGAATGGGTAAAACAGTAGCTGCAATTAATCAATTAATACATTCTGCACTACAAAATGAGAAGCAAAACCCTCAGTATGCTTATATTGCACCGACTTACAGCCAAGCTAAAAGAATTGCGTGGGATTATTTAAAAGAATACACAAGACCACTTGGAGGAGTGCCTAATGTTTCAGAACTCAGAGTTGACTTTATGGGAAGGCGTATCTCACTCTATGGTGCTGATAATCCTGATGCCCTTCGTGGTATTTATCTTGATGGCTGTGTTATTGATGAGTATGGTGATGTTAATCCTCAGTTGTTTACAGAGGTTATTAGACCTGCTCTTTCGGATAGATTGGGCTGGGCTATGTTTATCGGTACGCCAAAAGGTGCAAACCATTTTAAAGAAATAAGAGATTTTGCAGATACAGATGCTAATGAAGGATGGGAGTTAAAAGAGTTTAAAGCATCAGAAACAGGCTTAATAGCTGATGAAGAGCTTAAGGATGCAAAGAAAGCAATGGGTGAAAATAAGTATGCTCAAGAGTTTGAGATATCATTTGACTCACCAATTGTAGGTTCTTACTACGGTGAATTAATGAAAGATATCACCGATAAAAACCACATAAGAGAATTACCTAGTGATTCAGCAACATCTAAGATGTGTGCATGGGATTTAGGTATGAGTGATAGCACAAGTATCTGGGTGGCAGAAACCATAGGCGGTGAAGTTAGATTAATGGACTATTACGAGAATAATGGTCAATCATTATCTCATTATATAGAATGGCTTGACGAAAAAGGTTATAGAGATTATACTCAGATATTACCTCACGATGTCATGGTAAAAGAGTTACAAACAGGTAAGAGTAGATACGAGTTTTTAACCGATGCAGGATTACAGATAGACGTAACACCAAAGAGTTCAGTGGAAGATGGAATACAGGCGGTTAGAAGAATGTTACCTAATTGCTGGTTTAACAAAGACACAACCAGACAAGGTGTAGAGTGTTTAAGAAACTACAGAAGAGTCTTTAACGAAAAACTAAACGTCTTCCAAGAAAAACCATTGCACGATTGGAGTTCTCATTGTGCAGATGCATTTAGGTACTTAGCATTAGGATTAGACACAGCAACAACACAAAGAACTAACTGGGCCAAGCCCTACGAAACAACATACGATGGCGAGAGCTACAAACAACAATACTTATAGGGTTAAACATGGCAGGTAAAAAAGAATTACTAGAAGCATTATTAGTTAAGTTATTAAAACAAGATGAAGCATTTAATACTCAATACACTAATATTGACAGAACTCCATCTGCAACAAGAAGCTTTGCTAACTCAGGCGGTGCAAACAAGCCATTACCTGAAGTAAGCCCAGAACAAATGATAGACAGAACACCAGAAGGTGCATACCCTGATATACCTGTATTTAACGACCCAGACCTAGCTAAATCTAATAAGTCTTGGTACGAATCTGGTAATGTAGTCTCTAATGAAAGAAGTGCAGATGAAGCACTAGAAGCATTTACATCTAATAGACTTTCTAACGATAAACGTATTACAGACACAGTAAACACACTAGAAGCTCCAGGTGAGCTAAAAATAGGTCCAAATGCACGTGGTAGAGAAGCAATAGTAGCAATGGATAAGCTATTAGACTCTAAAAAATATGACCCAAAACTTGTATCACACTTAAACGCAAATAGACTAGATAGAACTGCTGATGGTATATTAAATGACTTAGTTGATATGATGGCAGACGTAGAAAGAAGCAAAGTAATGTCACCAGCAGTCAAAGCAACATTAATGCAAAAGATAACAAATAAAATATTAGCAATACAAAAAGGTGATGAAATTCAATCAATTAAAGCAAATGTACCTAAAGCAAGGGTTTACGAGACAGTGCCAAAAGAACGAGTACAGACAGCAGCTAACGATGCAAACGCTACTGCATTACCTAATGATGGAGTTGTGCCAGGTAAGGTAACAGATATGGGTGCAGGACCAGACAATTTTGAAAAACTGACCCCAGATGAAGTATTGCAAGATGAGGTATTAACAGAGCAAATAAGAAAACTATTTGGGAAATATGAATGATTAATGAACAAGGTATAGCTAACATTCTTAACGATGATAGCTTTAAGGAAGCAATGGATGATTTAATTAAGATGCATTTGGATATGTTAATTAACTCAGAAGTTGATGAAAAGCAAGCAAGAGAGATTTGCTACTTAAGAATTACAACTATTAACGAAATAATGGCTCATTTGCAAGGTATTGCAGATGGTAAGAAAATTAAAGATAAAAAATGGAAGATATAATATGGCATTGCTAGACTTTATGAAAGAAGGATTTAATTCACTTCAATCACAACCTCAGATGTATGACCCTCATGCAAACGCTAGACGTTTAATGGGTGGTCCAGTACAAGAGCAACAAGGTGGTGGAACAGGATTTAACTTCTTTGGTGGTAACAATATAAGTCAAAATGCACAAGAGCCATTACCTCAAATGACTGTTACAGGTCAAGTAGGTGGTCCAAGTATGACACCATACCAAGGCCAAGAAGTAGGACCATCTCATTTAGGTGTAACTAATATAGATAAATCAGTATCTTACAACCCAGAGCTACCAGGCGGTGGTACATATAACAAATATCAAGGTATTTATGATGAAAATCCTGGTGCTAGAAAAGACATTTACTCTAACCCAATAGCAACACAAACTGGCGAAACAATGTATAATTCTATGCAAGCAGATGGCTCAGCAGCAAAAATAGGTATGGATGACCTATATAACCAGCCAGCACCCTACACATCAGACTCAAACATGATGTGGAGTGAAGAGCTACAAAAGTATGTACCTGTTACCACATATGGTGGAACACAGCAAAAAATACCTTACAACACGCCTACAGAAACTACAAGATACAATATTAACTTATTAGGTGGACCAACAGAATTAGTAGGACCAGTACAGCCAAATGGTGGTGGAGCAACAATAGCAGATAATAACGCAGCAGCAAAAGCAGAGGTAGTAAAAAAAGAAAGAGAAGCGGCTAATGCAGCAGTAGATGCAGCTAGAAACTATCCAGAGTATATTGACCGCTCAGGCATGAGTAGCATCGGTGATGGTTCAGAAGTAAATTTACTTCAGCAATATGATACAAACAAAATTGTGCCTAAAAATGCTGGTGGATTTACAGATGTTCCTGGAGTTATTGGTCAAAGTATTTTAGATTTATTCTCTGGTCCAGAAGGTAGTGCGGTAGATAATACTGATTATGTAGGCGGTGAAGAGGTAGGTTTTAACTCCCCAGATGCTCAATTAAAACAGCAAAGAGCAACTATTGTTGAGCAAATAATGAATGAAGATGTACCAGACTCAGTTAAAAGAGAATTGTTTGAAAAGTACGGTATAGACCCGTATGACTATTTAAAAGAAGAGGGCTTAATCTCAAAAAAGTAACAAGCCAAGCTAACTCTGGCAATTACAATAGGATTAGCAACATGGTGGCTGGAGACGTACCACCAAGTTTACTGCAAAAGAACCTAAATAGAGCGGATGATTACAGAGACTTTATTAAAGAAAAAGAAGGTAAGCGTTTAACAGCTTATCCTGATGCAGATGGCTTTTCTATAGGCTATGGTCGTTACGGTGCTAATGAAGGCGATACTATTACTCAAGAACAAGCTGATGAGTACTTAGAAGAAGACATAAACACAAGAATTGATGCAATAAACAAAAAGATTCCTGGTTTTGATGATATGCCTTTAGAAGCTAGACAACACATGTTTGGCTCTTGGTACAGAGGCAGTTTATCTGGAAGCCCTAAAACTATTGACCTTATTAATAAAGGTAAGTACAAAGAAGCAAGTAAAGAGTTCTTAGACAATGATGAATATAGAGACCCAGACACAGCACGAGGTATCAAGAAAAGAATGGAAGCTACTGCTAAAGCATTAAGAGAGTTAAGTTATGGCTATTAATGTTAAGAAAATCATAGACATGGCTGACATGTTTAAAATGTTTGAAAGTAAGTTAAATATGGGAACAAATGTCCCTCAAACAAAAGCAAATGCTAATAGATTGAGTGGTTTAATTAGTGTAGATGAAATAGAACCTCTTGTTCCGCTACCTACAGGTGGTGTAGATGTAACTATTCATGGCAGAGGTACTCCGCCTGTTTGGTTTGGAAATATACAGGAAGCCTTTAATGCAGCTCAATATCCTCAGCAGGTGAGTAATGTAAGAAACTCATTATTACATGATAGCACAAAATATGATAAATATGGTAGCTGGATTCAGGGTGATAACTACCACATCTTACATCAAAGGCTAGATAATGGATTGTTAGGCCATATAACACCTGGTTCTAAGCAAGTTCAGATGTTTAAAGATAACGTAGATTGGACTAAGGCTAGAAGAGCTAACGAATACACCTTCCAAAACCCATTAACAAGACCTAAAGACTGGCCTTTAGATATTAATGAAGCAGGTGATTATAACCTTGATTATGCAAGATATAAACATACAATTCAAAGAAATAGAGACTTAGAAGCTAAAAGAATAAAGGCTAAAAGGATAGCTGACTTAGAAAGAAGAAAGGCTGCTATCATAGAACAAAGCCATAAAGACAAATTAGAGCAAATGAGATTAGATGCACTAAATAGAACAAAGAGGTAAGAATGCCTCTAGGAGCTCATATAAGGCCCGTGGTGCAACTTTAATTATGAATAGATAGGGTAACATACCCTAAAACGAGCTATCGTTAAATAGCACATTATAAGGAAGAATTATGACAGAGCAAATCAATGACACTTCTAATGAAGTAGTTGAAACTCAAGTAGATGCAGTTGAGACATTCGCTAAAGCATTAGAGTCCCAGGAATCAAACCAAGATGAACCAGAGGTAACTAATGAACAAGAGGATGAGGAAGCAGTTGAGGAAACTGCTGAAGAAACAGAGTCCGAAGAAGTAGAAGAGGAATCCGAAGAGGATGAACCAGACTATACTAATGAAGACGATGTTGAGGTAGAGGAACGCAAAACTTACCGAGTTAAAGCTGGTGGTGAAGAGAAAGATGTCACCCTAGACGAGCTTGTAAGTGGTTATCAAAAAGGCGAAGATTATACCAAAAAATCTCAAACATTAGCTGAAGCACGCAAAAAGGTAGAAGCACACGCCCATGAAGTGCAGCAGGCTATGCAGATAAAAGAGGAATACGCTCAGAGATTAGCCCAGGTCGAACAGTTTTTAATGTCCGACAATGAACAGGTAAATCTCGAAGAATTAAAAGAAAATGACCCAATACAATACGCTATTAAGGTAGCGGAACAAACAGAAACAAACAAAAAGATTAATTTGTTACGACAAGAAAGAGCTAAAGTGCAGCAACAGCAACAAGCTTACCAAGCTCAGCAACAACATGCAGTCGTGCAGAATGAGGCTAAATTGTTATCTGAAAAAGTAAAGGAATTTTCTGACCCAAAGAAAGCCGAACAAATCAAGAGTGATATTCGTAATTTTGGGAAGAGTGTAGGGTTTAGCGACCAAGAATTATCACAAGTTTATGACCATAGGCATGTACTAATACTACAGAAGGCTATGGAGTACGATAAACTACAGCAATCTAAAGCAGGCGTTACAAAGAAACTAACTAATGCCCCTAAGATGGCTAAGAAAGGTAAAAAGGTCATTAATTCAGATACCTATACTAAACAGAAAAAGCGTTTAAAGTCATCAGGTAAGTTAACTGATGCGGTAGACGTATTCAAAAACTTTATTTAAAATGAGGAAACAAAATGGCAACATATAAAACGTACGATACCGTTGGTATTCGTGAAGACTTACAGGATGCGATATATGATATCTCACCTACAACAACACCTTTCATGTCAACTGTTGGCAGAACTAAAGCTAAAAACACATACCATG